ATTTCACATTAGCTGATATTATTGTTTGGAAAAAAACAACAGCTATGCCTAATAGTCCGTCAAAAAACAGATTAACAAGAATTTGTGAATTTGTTTATATTTTTTGCCGAAAAGACGAATTATATTCTTTTAACGCTAATAAAGAAATAGTAAAAAAATCGGATAAGGCTAATTTTTACGAAAGCATTAATAATTTTATAGAAGCCCCAAATAATGACGAAAGTAATGATTTAAATAAAGCTACTTTTAGTACAAAATTTGTAAGAAAATTATTTAAAATATACGCAAAACAAAACTCTGTTGTGTATGATCCATTTATGGGAACGGGCACAACTGCAAAAGCGTGTATTATTGATAATCATTTTTATATTGGAAGTGAATTAAGTAAATCGCAAGTTGAATATGCAAATAAACGTATCGAACCATACTTAACTCAACAAACACTTTTTTAAAATGGAACTAGATTTAAAAATACTTTGGGCAAAAAACACCATTTGGGTAGTGCGCGAACGAATTAAAAACGTACGCTTAAAACTCGAAAAGGACAAGCCAGACGCAAATGACTACATTAACGGCGGTAAGGACAGCGAAGAAATGCTACTAAAAACCGAGATTGTTTTAATCGAAATGCAAAACGAAATAATAAGCCTAAACCGCGAACTTAACCAGCTAGCTAGACGCAACGCACAATTAAGGGTAGCTTACGACGAACTTAAAAACGAACTAAAATACAAAGATGCCACGCTGTAAAAATTGTAAAGACAAGTTCGAACCGATACGCTTTAACCATAAATTTTGTCTAAAAGACGAATGTATAAAAGCCTTTGTAGAAGAAGCCAAAGCGGCTCAATGGAAAAAGACTAAGATAAAGATAAAGAACGACCTTAAAACGACCACAGACTGGCTCAAAGAAGCCCAAAAAGTATTCAATACGTTTATTCGTCTTCGCGACGACGGGTTAAATTGTATTTCTTGCGACAAACCACCAAAGAAAAAAAATTGCGGGCATTATTTTAGTCAAGGCGGACACGCAAACGTAAGGTTTGACGAAGACAACTGCCACTTGCAATGCGAACACTGCAACACTTTTTTAAGCGGCAACCTACTAAACTATCAAATAGGTATTGAAAAACGAATAGGGGCGCAAAGATTGATTGAATTACAAGGCCGAGCGCATGAGGTGCGAAAGTATACCGCCGACGAACTGAAAGAAATTATATTGATTTATAAAAAAAAGATTGCAGAATTAAAATAAGTATTATATTTGCATCTAATAATAACCAAAACAAAACAGAACATGAAAAATTTATTTAAAGCGTTGGCAGCATTCCAACAAGAAGTACCAGTGATCCACAAAGGCACTCAAGGGTTCGGATATTCTTACGCCGACTTACCCGCTATTTTCGACAAGATTAACCCGTTACTAAAGAAACACGGGCTAGGCTTTACGCAAATGCTAGACACTAAAGAGGGTATTGATTACATTGTAACGCTAATTTTCCACGTAGAAAGCGGTGAGAACCTAGAAAGCAAGGTAGCAATACCGCACGTAACGCTTAAAGGTATGAACGACTACCAAAGCTTCGGGTCGGGGGTTACATATTACCGACGTTATGCTTTGAGTTCGTCTTTAGGACTTGTCACGGACAAAGACACGGACGCAAGCGGCGAACAAGTAAAGAAATTACCAGCTATTGACACAAAACGCTTTCAAGACGCGTGTAAAGCAATTGTAGACGGCAAAGTAACTAAGGAAAAAATTACTTCTAGCTTTACTTTAACCGAGTCACAAACCGAAATGCTCGAAGCCCTATGAATACTTTTAGAGTACGATGCTCGGCACTTGGAAAAGTAATGACGTCACCGCGTTCAAAAAGCGAACTACTAAGCCAAACGGCTAAGACATACGTAGAAGAACAAGTCTTACAAGCAAAATACGGAATAGTAAAGACCTTTAACTCGCGTTACACCGACAAGGGTAACCTAGTCGAAGACGAAAGCATTAAACTAGCTAGCGACGTCCTAGACTTGGGATTTATCTTGAAGAACGACGAACACTTTAGTAACGACTGGGTAACGGGTACGCCCGACGTAAACACGGACGACATTCTTCTAGACGTAAAAAGTTCTTGGGATGCTACGACTTTCCCGTTCTTTGCTACGGAAATACCGACTAAAGACTATTACTACCAATTGCAAGGCTATATGTGGCTCACGGGTAAACAAAAAAGTTTACTAGTTTACTGCCTAGTCAACACACCGCTAGACATGGTTCAAGACGAAATCCGTCGAGCGCACTGGAACGCCAATCTTTTAGAAGAAAGTTTGGATCTTATAGACGAAGTGCAAAAGCGCCACAACTTCGACCATATACCCGACAACCGCCGTGTGAAAGTCTTTGAGGTCGAACGTGACGACGAAGTAATAGAACAAATAAAAGAACGCGTCGAACTATGCCGCGAGTATTACGAAACCCTTTACAATTTCCTATGAACCAACAAATAGAAGACAAAATAGTTTTACGTGTTTTGGCCCGTTTTAACGAACGTTCGAAACTCGGAATAATGAAATACAACACAACGCTAGAAAGAAACGACCTAAGCACCTTAGAATGGCTCACACACCTACAAGACGAACTTATGGACGCGACTCTTTACGTAGAACGACTAAAAGACGAAGTAAAACAATTTAAACAAGGATAAGGGGTAAAAATTGCCACATATCTAAACACGAAATGTAAAACAAATGCCGTAGACGTGCGGAACGTAGCCTGCCGAGTAAGTGTCGGTTCTCATCGTAGGGAGATAGAGTTATTGCCTTCTTGAGCGAAAAAGGCTTTTTTAAACTAAACACAATACAATGAAAATAGAAATCACCCACTACGGACACAAAGCCAGCTACGAGTTCGAACACGAGGATGTAGAGCTTGATGACTTGATTTACCACATTGAGCAGTTGATTAGATTAACTGGATATTCAATTAACGGAACATTACAAATAGTAAACGAAGAACAATGAAAAAATTTAACCTAGAGTCTTACAAAGACTTATTAATTGAAATGAACGAAAAGACAAACTTTCGCTTTGACGAACTAAGCCAAACGCGTTGGGACGTGTTTAACGTGTTAAAGACGAACGGCTACATTAAGAAAGTAGACCGCGCGGTTTACACTTGGGCAGGTAGAAAACCAACTAAAGCAACCGCCAAACGTGTAGCCATGCTAACGACTGAATACCGCAAAAGCTGGGCGTCTAGTCAAAAGGACAAAAAGGACGTAAAGGACGGACAAATTAAAATAAAATTCTCAAATACTAAACCTAAAGCTATGGACAAACGACAAGAACGCGAACAACTAGCCGCGATCGGAACTATTATTTTAGTAACGGCCATTGCATTAACTTTAGTCATTGCATTTATTAGCAACTTTTAAAATCAAATATAATGGAAAACAAACCAAATTCAGGCGCAATCTTTAAGAACGACAAAAAAACAAGCGCTAACCAACCCGACTACAGGGGAAAAGTGAACGTAAACGGCAAAGAAATGGAAATAGCCCTTTGGGTTAAAACGTCTAGCGCTGGAAATAGTTATTTTAGTGCGTCTTTTTCCGAACCATACGTAGCGCCTCAAACACAACCCGTAGTTACAAACGACGACTTACCCTTTTAACTTATGATCATGTTTATTCAAGACGAAGCGCTTAGGCGCGGTATTAAAGACCTATTGAAAACACGAACTCGAAACCAAATAGTAACGGAAATAAAACAAAAGACGGGAAAGTTTCACCATTTCCAAATAAACAATTTCCTAGACGGCAAAGACGTAGCACTTTCGACCCTCGTTAAACTTGACGAATACCTTTATAAACACCTACACTAACAACTAGCCCCCGTAAAAAGGGGCTTTTTTATTTAAAAAAAGTCTTGTTTAAAAATTAATCTTATATTTGACTAGAATTTAACCATATGGAAATACTACTTTATATTGCGCTTGCATGGTTTTTAACGAACTTTGAGCCACTTCAAGACCTAATCGACCGACTCTTTACCGAAGTACCCTTAAATCGCTTTACAATGTATTTACACGGCGCTTTTGGTTGTCCTAAGTGTATGGGCTTTTGGGTTACTTGGGCTTTAAGCGGTCAATTTCTTACCGCGTGCCTAGTTTCTTTATGTTCTTACGTTGTCGACTTATGCTTAGCGAAGCTCAATTACTAGAAATAAATGGAATACTAGCCAT